GAACCTCAAGAAGTCGATCAAGGCCGAGACGCGGCGGGTCTTCAAGGATGCCAGCGGTGTGCCGGTCGATGCCCGCGCGGTCGTGTTCGTTGAGAACCGCGCGGGTAAGAGCGGCCGCGATGCCCGGAAGTACGCGCACTTGGTGGAGTTGGGAACCTCGCCCCACGCGGTCGGGAAGGGATCAAAGCTGAAGACCCGCAGCAAGAGCGACAAGGCCGAACTGAAACAGGTGGGCCTCAGGCACCCAGGAGCCAAGGCTCAGCCCTTCATGCGTCCGGCGTTCGACACGCAGAAGTTTGCGGCGATCGAGGAAGTCGTGAAAGTCACCAGACGCGAGCTGGCGAACAAGATCGCCGGCATCGGCAAGACCAGGAAGCGTGCATCATGACCATCGAAGAGGCCCTGTTCACCCACCTGACGACGGACACCAGCATCACCTTGATCGTTGAGGGCCGGATCTACCCGACCGTCGCCATCCAGCGTCAGAAAACGCCGCACATTGTGTACACGGCGATCTCGACCTTGCATCACGAGTCGATGGAAGGATCTTCAGGTCTTGCCGCCAAGCGGTTCCAGATCGACAGCATCTCCGAGGTCTATGCCACGGCCAAGCAGGTGAGTGAGCTTGTGCGGCTGAGGCTTCAGGGCTTCATCGGTTTGATGGGAACGATGATTGAAAATGTCAGGGTGGACTTAGTTGAGGCAGAAGATACCCGCGATGGGTACAACGACGACATGGAGCTGTACGTTTGCCAGTCTGACTTCATCGTCCATTACGAAGAGCCGATTCCTGGCTGATCCGTGAGGCATGATCCGGCGCGTTCTCGCGGGGTAGGATGCCCAGAGCTCCCGACCGCCGCAAAGGAACGATTCCCATGCCCAAGACAAAAGCCCGCCTCGGCGCGGGAAGCATCCTCCGCCGCGGTGACGGCACGACCCCGATCGAGGTCTTCCAATCCGTTGGCCAGGTTATTGACATCACTCCGCCTTCACGCACGCGCGACCGGATCGATGCGACACATATGGAGTCGCCCGATGACTACAGCGAGTCGATTTCGGGCTACAAGCAGGCCGGCAACGTCACCGTTAGTCTGAACTTCGACCCGAGCGATTCGATGCAGGGATTGCTCGAGGCTGACTTCGAGCAGGCAACCGAGCGGAACTGGCAGGTCCGCATCGGGAGCACCGGCTACCGGTTCGCCTTCCGAGCCACCGTACTCGAAATGTCGCCGATCACGCCCCGCAACGACCGGATGACGCAGAGCGTGGTCTTCTCGCCCTCAGGCAAGATCTACCGCGAACTCGACGCATAAGCCCGCGTCTCCCTCACGACCAGTTCCACACACACTTCGAGGTTTCACGCAATGGCCAAGTCGTCTACGCCCACCGCCGTCACGCTTCACCGGTCGCTCATGGTGAGATTCAACCTCGGCGAGCTGATCGCGCTCGAGCAGAGCACCGGTCGCGGCCTCTTTGACATCGCGGCCGAGATTCAGGCGTGTTCGATCCAGGCTCGATCGCTCGACGGGCGTGTGCTCAGCGATCACGAGATCTCCGATCTGAGCGCCGACGAAGCGGCCCGTCTGGTCATCAGCCCTGTCGATGCCGAAAAGGCCAGCCGCAATCTGAAGCTCTCGACCATCTTCGAGCTTGTGGCCGCGAGCACAGGCACCGATGTTGACGAGCTGAAGGAGAAGGTCACGCCCGCACAGATCATGCGGGCTTGGCCGGTGGTCGCGGCTCACTTCTTCATCGCCCTGAGCGAGATGGCGAAGGACCGCTCGGAGCCTGCCTCGGGGGAAACGCCGGCGGTGGCAGAGAACAAGGCCAGCTCCACCGCTTGAGTTCCTGGGCCAGGGTGGAGCTGGGCATGGGCAGGGAGGAGTTCGGCAGGTTGCCCCCTGCCGAACTCTGGGAACTGCACGAGGCTTGGGTCAGGAGGGAGCGGAGGGCCGACTACCGGGCAGCGGCGCTGGCGTGCCTTTATGCCAACGCCCACCGCGACGAGAAGGAAAAGCCCTCACCCTTCGAGCCCGGCGACTTCTTCGCGATGCTTCGCGATGATGATGATGAGTCTGAGATCGAGCCTACGGATGCCGATCTTGCCGCGCTGATCGCCAACCTCGGCGCGGTCGATCGATAAGGGAAAAAAACATGCCTGCTCAAGCCGTCGGCACGATCTACATCGACTTCATCGCCGACCTGGCGAAGTTCATCTCGCCGATCAAGAACGCCAGCAACGAGCTTACACGCTTCGCGGCCATGGCCGTTAAGAGCGTGACTCAGGTCGAGAAGAACCTGCAGAAGCTCGGAACATCCCTGAGCCTCAAGCTGACGGCTCCATTGGCCGGACTGGCAATCGCCGCGGTGAAGGCGGCGGATGTGAACGGCGAGTTCGCCGATTCGCTGGAGAGGATCAGGCGGCAGGCACAGGCCGCGCTGGTTCCGCTCGGTGAAGGGCTGATCGAAGTCTTCAACCGCGATCTTCGACCGGCGATCGAGGACGGCATCCGGTTTGTCAATGGTCTGGCCCAGGCGTTCAGGGAGCTTGACCCTGAGGTTCGCAGGAACATCATCCTTGCGGCGGCTGGCGCGGCGGCGATCGGGCCGGTGCTGCTGGGATTGTCGGCGGTTGCCGGGATCACCAAGGCAGCTCTGGTAGGATTCTCGTTCCTCTCCAGCGGCGTGACCGGTCTAATCAAGCATGTCACCAGACTGCCCAAGCGGCTGGAGGAAGCAAGCGCCAGCATCAAGGCGATGAGCGGCAACGTCGTGCCGCTTATTCGGAACTTCCTGATCCTCGCAACCACCGTTGGCGCTTTCGAGCTGGGCCGCTTCATCTTCGACGAGTTTAAGATTGTGCAACAGGCTGCGGCAAACGCGATCTTCGCGATCGAGCGTGCGTACGCCTCGGCGCGATACGTACTTCGGAACGCCGGCATCTTCGTGAAGAACCTATTAATCGGGATCTTCACCGATGTTCAGCATTACGTTGGGCGAACGATCGAGGAGATGGGCGGGCTGATCGCGGATCTGGGAAGGCAATTTGCTTCCACGGACATTGGCCGGACCATCCTCGATATCGGCGTGCAAGCACAAAAGCTCGGGGCGTCGTTCGTTGTGGCGGCCAATGCCGGCGTCGAGATCGACCAGAAGCTCATTCTCCCCCTGAAGCGGCTTGAGGCTCAGATCGCGCAGACGGTGGATCGTAAAGTCGGCAAAGAGAAGAACCTCTTTACCGTCCTCGCGGGCGAAAAGATCAACCCCGTTGATCTCGACAACGCAGTCGAAGCCCTGGCCGAGAACCTCGAGGCGACGGGCGACAAGGCACTGGCTTTGGCCGCTGCCAATCTCCGCGCACAGCGAGACTCCATTCTCGCGAAGACTTCCGGGTTGCCCTTCGAGCTAGAAGGCACCATGATCCGCCGTGAAACCGATGCCGAGATCAATCGGGCTTACGAGACTCGGCGCGCGACGCTCGACGCGATCGACAAAGACTTCGGCCCGAAAGTCTCGAAAGGTCGAAGCTTCACGGAGAAGTTGCGAGAAGATCTCACGAATCTCATTCCCGACATCAAGTCGCTCGGGGCAGAGATCGCGGCCGCGGTTGGGCTCGACACGATTAGCTTTCGGTGGGAAGGGCCGTTGAAGGGATTGGGAAGCCTGCTCTCGCGTGCTCGCGAAATCGCCGCGGGCGTGAAGCTCCCGGTGGTGGTCACCAAACGTGACACCGAGCAACTTAAGCTCTGGAACAAGGAGCTTGCCGAGTACGCCAGGCTTGGCGTTGAGGCGGAGAACGCTCTGGCCCGGGCCTTCCCCAGCGCCGACAGCTCGTTCATCAAGCAGCTGCAGGAGTTCCGCCAAGCGAACCTCACGCGGCCGGACATCTTCGGCGATCAGGAACTGCTCGATGTGACCGCGCGGCTTACTCGCGAGTTCGAGAAGATCCAGTCGAAGTCGGCGGAGGCTCAGTCGCTGGTCGAGCAGTACTTCCCCGAAGAGCAGCTCCGGGCCACGATCGTCAAGCTGC